AGTGCTTCTATGCACTCCGCTAGCCTGATTAGTTCGTCTGAGCCTAAGCCTGTTTCAAAGTTTTTTATTATATCAGACAACTCTGTGATTACTTCTCGTATGTTAACCATTTCAGCCTGAGTGTTTATGTTCATATTTTCCCCTTACGGAAAAAGTGTGTCAGGAAGGAAAGGAAACTAAACCCGACACACTTTGACCTCCGTTTGTTAGTCAGTTTGTATCTTGCTAGCCATCTTGCCAACACCTGACACTACACTATTGATTGCAGTTCGTGGAAATGCTACCCCTTTACGAGTGGGAACCATCTCTCCGTCGCTATTCTTGACCCAAATACGTATTTGTGCCAATTCCTTGCCACCTATTTCATCGAGAGTGAATCTTAACTCTGTCTTCTCGGTGAGTTGCTCTACTGCGATTGTGTTATTCTTAGGCATAGTTACTCCTCTGTGTTTACGATTAGAATTACTGCGGTGAAAACAACGCAGATTATGATAAGTCCGTAATAGTCTGCTAGCACTTACGCCTCTGCTCCACTCTTGGGAACCTTAGCAAACTTAAAATTTTCGTCTTCAGCGAAGAGTTCCATTATTTCAGCAACGACCTCTTCGGGTGCATCTTCAGTTACTCCTATACACATTCCTCTTACTCCGTCAGGGTGTTCACCATCCCCATATATTATTTCTACTCCTGAGTCAGGTATAATGCCACAACATTTTGCCACTTCTGTCAGGTTTATGTCCATACCGAAGATTTGACCCATTGAACCTCTGTTCTTTTGTGTCTCGGCAAAAGAATGAATCATAATGAGTGCATACTTCTTGTCCATATTTCCGCCCTTGACTAGCATCTCAATGGAATCAAATATTGTGTTGCATATATTTTGAATCATCATCGTCATAACTAGGTTCAGCTTGTCGTCCATCTTCACCGCTTTCTTAAATGATTTCATATATCCGCTAAAATCCTCAAGCGATTTGAATGGGTTTTCGTCAGTTGGCAAATCGTAATCTCCTATTGTGTCGGTCATTTGGTCAGTCCTCGTTTTTGTTATTGTTAAATAATTATATCTCTCACCTAAAGGTGAGATATAATTAATTAGGGTCTTGCTTGGCACTTATCTCTCTCATCGCCCCTTCTTGTTTCTTTTTTATAGCGTCTAGTAAACCGCCAAAGCTCTTATCTAGCTCGTCAACAGAGCCACTAATCTTCTTCATCATTTCCGACACATCGTAAGCTTTCATTTCAGGGTATCCGTCGTCCAATTCTTCAACAACTATTCTCATAAGTTCTTTCGCATTCTCTAGTAACTCTAATGCTAGCGATTGCATCATAGCTTTACTTATGGGAAAGTCATCTGTCCACTTGAATCCTTCCTTTAGTTGCTTGACACCGAACTTTTCTAGCATCGAGCCGTTTGTTATTACTCCTAGAATCTTCATCGCTAGATTCATTTGTTGATTTAGGCTGAGCATTAACCCTTCTATATTGTCGTTTAGAAATGCACTTCCCTTAAGTTCCTCAGGGTTAAAACCACCGCCCTGTTTTTTCTTGTTTCGTGATAGCGTTTCTTTTATGAAGTCCAAGGTGTTGCCTCCTATATTACTTGTTTATTTATTTTATCTCTCATCTACGATGAGATAAAATAACTAAAGGATGTCCTGTCGTTGCCACAATATACCAAGTAGTGACAACACTTGTCAATAGTTAATTTTGACGTGCAAGCACTAGCATAAGTGACAAGTCACGTGAGACGAGTTAGCAAGGCAGACCAAAAAATACGGAGAAATACGGAAAATTACGTAAAAGCTGTCGAAAATCTGGGGGGTGCTAGCATTTGCTGTGCTGGGGATAGTTGCTCCAATGCGGACGTGAAGGGCGTGCGGACTAGCGTGCGTATGGGCGTGTGAATGGCAAAACCAACCAAGTAGGTTTTGCCGTGTGTGTGCGTGACAAAAAAACAAGACTGCGTTTTTTTGCCGTGCGTTGGACAAAAAAATGGGGGTGCTAGCTTATGGAGAAGCCAACACCCCCCGTCGAGAGAGAGACGACGATAATTATTTTATAATTTTCTTCTTTGATATATGCTCGAAATATCTCTCTTTCATATTCTTAATTTCCCTCTTCGTGTCGGGAATGAATATATCTTTAAACGACCCATAAAGTAAAGTGATTAGAGCCGAGTATATTACTACTATTATTATTGCACCGAGTAATGTTCCTAGTTGTTCTTCCATAGTTTCTCCTCAGATATGCACTTCCTTAAAGACTCTCGCCTTAATTTTGTAAGGAAATGCTTATCTTTTCTTATTTGTTTAGTTAGATATGCTAAAAACCTTGCGAACTTAATGTTCTCTAGCATTAGTGGTTTCTCTTGTATCCACTACCTTTACCATAGTCAAAGTTCTCAGCCAATTTTCTTATCTCTCGGTCAAGAGCATCAACACTCTTACTAGTTGTCCTAGTGTCCTTCTGTTCTACCACGTAGTAAACTCCCGCTTTTTTCTTCGCATTGTCAGACATCTCTTTCTGCTGACCCATTCCACTCCCAAATTTAAATTCACCCTGTTTCATTTGGAACAATAGGTCTCGGAGTATTCCGTTAGTTGCTATTGACATAACTCTTTGAAGGTCGAGAGGTTCATTGCTACGTTTTATCGGGAATAAAACCATAAACTCTACGACATCATTCATCCGCCCTCTATACCGACAACAATAGGTGGCACAAATCTCGACGGCATTTCCCATCTTTGTAAGGACATCTGCTAGCACCGAAGCCGTAGCCCCAAGTCTTGCAAATTCCATCTCATCATTGTCGCTATTTAATGTGAAATTGATTCCTATTCTTACATTCCGTCGCTTGTTATCTCTCACCATAGAGTCCCAATAATCGTCCCGATTAGTCATAATCCTGTCGATATTAAGTTCATCTCCGTCCTCACTCCGTCTTCTAGTCCTCTTGCTAGAGAGACCGACACCGACATAACTACTGACATCTAGTTTCCTCTCGACCTCTGCTCGGTACTTCTCAAAGAAGTCCCTCACTTTCTTGCTAGCTTTCCCCATCATTAGGTGTTCGATTAATGTCTCTCTGTCCTTAAGAGAGCCATAAGTCCACTCCTTATCGTAGATTTCGTGAGGGTCTTCCCCTGTTGCGTTTCTTGTCGCTAAACAAGACTCGATATACTGCTCAGCAGAGTTGTAATCGAGGACTACAATCTGATGTTCCCTAGAATGTTCGTAGGGAACTCCGTTCTTCGACTTCTTCATTTTATAATTGCCGTCGTTCATTATGATACCTCCTTATCTGTTGCTATGGACATTAAATGTCCTTGGCTTTGTTCGTTGATTGATGCTAGCACTTCATTGTCATTGTCGGTTACAGTTGGCTCGTCAGTAGAGTATACCTTCGGATACTTTGAATTGAATCCACCGAGGTCTATCTTCTGTTTTTCCTCGTCAGTAAAATCAGCACAAATGTCGAGGATGCCGTAGTATACCGATGCTTTACTGATACCGAGTTCCTCAGTATGTCCGTTAGATAGAGGACTAACACTATGGGTAGCCATCAATCTACCATTCACGGCTTGATGTATCATTTTAGCCGAAGTGTAAAAAGCCCTAGTCGAGATGTTCCGATTGAGACGTTCTCTCTTGATTCTCCGACGTAAATCCCAAAGTGCTACCGCTACTTCACCATAGTCACCAACTACGTGCTTTTCTATAGCCTCGTCATAGCCTATACTTATCGTCGCTGAAGTAAATCGGTCAAGGGTTGCTAGGTCTTGCTGATTTCTACCGACATAAGAAAAGTCGTTACCATATCCATTGGTATTATCTATGGCGACGAAGTAGAAGTCGTCGTGTCTTAAACGATGAGGGCTTTCAGGGTCATTCGGAGTGAACATCAATCCTTGACCATCTAGCATAGCATTATGAATGAGAGCCATATTAGGGTCAAATCCATTGAACTCGTCGGCTACAATTATTCCACCCTCAGAGAATGCCTTGACATACTGACCTTCAATATACCTTCCGTCGAAGGTAGACTTTCCGAGTAGTTGTGCTTCACTAACTCCTGCCGAGCCAACGACATAAGTATATCGGTACTTATCGTCATCTTCCCAATTATGCTTCTCAGCCATAAGTCGGAATATCTCTTCACCTATTGTCGATTTCCCTGTTCCTCTTTCTCCGTGAAGAAAGACTTTCGAGAATGTATTTAGCTTGTCGAATACGTCGGCAAATTGATAGTGTAGTAGTCCGTCCTTACTAGGGTCGAATACCACTCGGTCATTTACTTTAATTGTGACAGGCTTAATCACTTCGTCCTTAGCCTCCTTCACAATAGCCTTCACTATTTCTCCATCGTCGACAATCTTCTTCGTTACTGCATTGACAATAGTTGTCTCTAGACTACCCAAAGTACCATCGGTCTTTGTGTCGTTCCCTTTGCTAGCAGAATCACTATCGCCACTAGTGGGCTTACCACCATCTCCACTAGTATCATCATCATTCTTCCATCCATCGTCATCGGAGCCATTTTTTGCTAAAGGGTCGTCGGGTCTTATATAGGCTCCGTCGAGGAACTTCATCAGTTTAGCCTTCCGTGAATACTGAACCCAAGAGGAACTTATCCCCTTCTCATTGCAAAGCTCGATAGCTTTAGTTCGTAATTGCTTGACATTCATTTAAACCTCCTCAGGTTTTTATCGTTAGTTTGGCTCTCTCAAGCCGTTTTCGGTTTTCATTTTCCAATATTATGTGTGCTAGGTTAGTTATACTACGTATAACAAACTAACCTAGCACACATTACTACGCCGTCGGTCAGAATCAGGCTAAAACCATAGCTTGACACATTCTGTTCCAATCTGTCTCACCTATTGCTTCGGCATTTCCACTTGCTAGCAATACTTGACCGACGTTAAGTGTATCGGAATTGTCGTCATCTAATTGGACAATATCCTTCATAAATTCCAACACTTGCCCAAATTCATTCTTCGTCGATGAATAGGCTTTTATTGACTCAAGTAGTGTCATTAATAGTATGTCCATTATAACGCTCCTCTATAGTTAGCTATAATATCGTCAACTTTATTTAGCATCTCGTCAATAAACTCGTTAGTTATTGATGCTAGTTTGTCCTTCGTGAACAACCCAACTATCACTTTCTGAGCATAACCATAAGAGCAGTTAAACTCTATCGACAATAGACTTGTATACCGAGAGATTACAAAACTACGTTGCTCTCTCTTACTAGCCCCTCTCATCTTGTGGACATTGAAGTGGTCTAAACCATCCCAATCTCCGTTTATGAAGTGAGTCCATAGTGAATAGCCATACCGAGTCAAATTATAATTGCCGTCGGTTAATAGGTGGCTACGAAGTGCTTTTTGCATCTTCTCTTTAATCGTGTCCATTTTACTCTCTCTTTCTCGTCGGTAAAGACGAGTGTTATTGTTCTGATTGATGACAGCCATCATCAGGATAATCACGTCAGGATTATCGACCATTGCTCCAAACTAGCTGAGACCTGCCCTAGAGCAACTACGTTGCTCGTCGGGCAGGGTCTCATCTAGCATCTTGCTAGGTTTCGGCGGCGACTTCTTCGCATAGGGTCAAATGTTCACTATTCTCCATTTACCGAGATTAAATGACAACCAAGTCCCTCGGTCTTTGGGTCTTACTCCGTGACCAATTTGTTCCCACAATTCCCAAGGGTCAATTCCGAGAAATACTATCGGCATTTGTGAAGGTGCTGAGACTTTATCGAGACGAAAGTAGACCATAAACGTCTTTTCCGTCTCAAATTCCATCTCGACATTTAGCCAAGCCCTTAAGCCGAGGGCTTTAAATAATCTCTCGACTTGGATTTCGACATTTCCTGTCCTAAATATCGTCAGCCATTTGTAGCTTTTCGACTGACATCCCTCGTCATTGAATGTCGGATAATTACTGCCATCCGTCGAGTTGTCGTCCTGACACCAATCGCATTCTATCCAATTTCCACCATTTCTCCATCCATCAATGGAGGTTATGTCGAGGGTTTCGATTGTCGTTGTATGTCGACAAACAGGACATTTGAACTCTATGTCGAGGATATAGGTCAATAAACGTCTCGAATTTAGCTTAATTGCTACGTCGAGGCATTTGTCGAGGATAAATGCTAGACTCCATCTAGATTTCACTCTACGCATTGGAGACCTCCTGATAGTTTACTGCCACTACACCGACGGCTAGTGTCACCAAGCCGACTCTGAATAGGATTGTTGCTATTATCGTCACTAATAGCGATTTGATTGATACTACGTTTTTCATCTTTCTCTCTCTTTGCCGTCGGTAAGACGGCTCTGTGACGATGCTAACTCCGTGCTAACATCGTCGGTTGTTAGGGTTTACTTATCGAAAACCAAGTAGTTTGGCTTCACTAAACTCGTCGAGTTAGCTATGGCAAACTCTGACATTCCCTGAGATAATAACCCTCGGCTCTTCCGACCATAGTCTAGCATTCGATATAAACCGACGTAGTTATCGAGGGTAACTTCTATCGGTTTAGGTTTACCGATATGAGTCCGAAAATTCACGTCGAAGTACACCAAGTGGTACTGACCAGAATATCGGATATTTTCAAATCCCAATGCCGTCAGTATTGCGATAATTGCTTGTTTCATTTTGTTCTCCATTGCCGTCACTAAATGGACGGCGGTTTTTGGTTGTTGTTCGTTACTTCGGTCTGTCTCTTCATAGCCAAGTAGACCAGTTCCTGACGATACTGCCAGTTGATACTAGCAGTATTTCGACTAATGCCGAGGGTATTACTTCCTAGCTTGCCATTTTCCACCGAGATAAGCATAACTCGTCGGCTTATGGCTCTTAGCGACACCAAGATGAGCAGTTATCCCTTTGCGTAGAAGGTCATCACTAGCATTCAGCACAGCTAGTCGTAAATCGGTACGTTGTGGATTTGCTATAGCGTCGGCATAGCATCGGTTGAATCGTTCCATTGTTCTCTCTCTTTGCCGACACTAAAGGTCGGCGGTTGTTTATCGTTAATTCAAATTTTCCCTTTACTCTCGGTAAAGGCTCTGTTTCTACTTCAATTTCTAACTCTTCTTCTACTTCCAACCCCATAGGGCTACCTATACCGACGGCATAGGCTACCCCATAGGGTTACTCATCACTAACCCAACGGCTAGTGTGTATTAACCGACGGCTAATACTATCCCACGTGACGAGAGATGCCGTCACTACTCTCACAATCCCAATGGATTTCCAAGAATCTATCATCATCATCTGCTACTACCTCGACGATGTAGTCCAAAGGGTGAGTCACTTGGTTCATCTCATACCACCACTCGAAGAAACCCTGACGTTCTTCCTCGGTGAGAGCCTCGAACTCTGCCGTTGTAATGTCGTCGGCATTAAGGCTTTCGGATGATAGGTTGCTAGCATTTGGTACTACCTCGACGGCTAGTTGGTCATCGTTGGTGTCATCTTTGTTGGTGTTGTTTAGTGTCAGTAACATATCGTTACTCCTTTCGGTTGTTGACTGGGTGAGTGTTTATAGTCCCTCTCTCGGTGCAATATCCAGTCATTATATATTGCCCCTCTCGGAACCATTCAATCTACCACCACCTACCACCACCGACCTAGAGAAATGATGCTAGAAAGTGGCTTTCACGACGAGAAAAGAGACTGATTGCACCCGAAAAAAAAGAATTGAACCCAACGAAAACACCGACGGCGACCCGAATGCGAAGGGGGGTGGCTGAGATGACGTAACCCCTCCACGGAAATTATTAGCGATTTTGGGTTTAAGTGTATTAAATTCCCATAATTAGCAAAAAGGAGTATGTATATGATGAAGTATTATTGGCAGGCTATATTTGAACAAGAACCTATGGTTGTCGCTTGGGAGCTATTTGTTTTGTTTATGTTACTAATGTTTATCAGTATTATTTTTAGGTTAGCAAGGATAGAGAGGAATCAGCAGATACTTTTGACAGTAATAACTAAAAATAAGAAACCACGCTTAAAGAAGAAGGCTTATTCAAGAGAGTTCAATAAAAACCTATTATGGTGGATTCGCAAGAGAAACGACACTCCTGACATTGACTTAGATTATGATAAAAAAGACTAGTAATTCGGGTGTTGAGTTCCCTATATATAATATGGAAGAGGCTAGCAAGCTCGGCATATCGTATAGGTCGAAGAGTTGGCGGAAGGCTCAGGTGGGAGAGTATATTCTCACAACAGACAAGAAAGTTATTGAAGTCATTGATAGAGTTAATGAAAAGCCTAGCCACGCAAGGAAAGGGACTGATTACATTATTACGGGTTTTGGTAGACATCCTATATCTAAAAACAGTATATTTGCTAGCACGGTACAAGATAAAAAAGGACAAAGAGTAGATGTCAGACAAACAACAAAGCAAAAAATCTTCGCAGATTATCTCATTGAGTACGGAATATCAAACGACTACGGTATGTGGGATGCTGAGTCAATCATCCAAGCCTATCAAGCTGTCTATCAGGACAACAATTCCACCAACAGCCTTAAGCGTGGCTTGTCTATCTTACATAAGCAACACATTCAAACTCATATAGCGATAAAAATGAATATAAGACCTATACTAATAGAGAACTCCATTGATGACGATTACATTATAAATGGTTATAAGGCACTTTTAGAAGGTGCGGACGTACCTCACGCAACAAAATTAAATACACTTAATAGACTTTCCACCCTTTTGGGTCACGATGCTAAGGATAAGACGGAGACAACTGAGCAGGTTGTGATGATTAGTGATGGAGAGTTGAAGAAACTAGCAGGGTATAGGAAGAAAATTGCCGAAACAACAAGTTCGAGTAAGAACAATCTCGACTGATTTCAATACTTATCTATTACATCATACAGAAATAGACGAAAGAAAGGATGCTGAACTAGTGTTGCAGGACGCTACATATATAGTTCCCGGTCCAGTTGCTAAGTTATTTGTTAATATGTGCGATGAGATTGATTGCTATTACAACCTATTTAAGAATATGGAAAAATTAACAGGTGATTATGGGGAAAGTTGATAAAAAACTAGCTCTATTAAATCCTCAGGAAAAGCTAGAAATGCTTAAGGCTATGTATATTGACATATTTTTCTTTGCTGATGTTCTATTTGGGGACTCCGAGAACTCTATGCACTATCATTGCAGGTCAAAAAGTCCTTATTTCCATAAAGAGATAGTACAAAACCTGCTTAAATTGGATATTGGAGCTAAAATTGCTATAGTAGCACCTAGGGACCACGCTAAATCAACACTAATTAACCTTATTTATCCCTTGCATCGCATATTATTTGGCGAAGAAAGGTTTATTTTGCTTATTTCGGAGTCTGAAATGCAGTCGAAATACAATTTAGAGAGTATTGGCAACGAAATCGAGCATAATCCTAAAATAAAATATTTTTTTGGAAACCGAATGGGTGAGACTTGGGGAAAAGAAGAGAAAGAGTTCATAGGGGCGTTTGAAAACGACGGGTTTACACCTAAAATTAAGACTAAGGTTCTTGTTCGTGGTACAGGTCAGAAGGTTCGTGGACTGAAATATGGGGCTTACCGACCAACACTTACCATAATTGACGACGGAGAGGGTGAGGCTAATACTGCAACCCCAGTTTTGCGTGATAAATTTAGAAGATGGATAAATGCTGCTGTAATTCCGGGTTCTGGTGATGCGAAATTGATATTTATAGGAACAATCGTTGATGAAGAAAGTTATCTCAATAGAATTGCAGGTCCAAAAGCCTACGATAGAAAAGGAAACTACAAAGTCAAAGCTTGGAAGTCGTTATTCTATCAAGCAATCATCCAAGACACAAAAGATGGTATGTTCGTGTCGTCTGGAAAGGAGATTTTAGACAAAAAAGGCAAACCAAAAGTGCTTTGGGATGATAGAAGACCCTATAAGTGGCTAGCGGCAGAAAGAGATAGGTTAAAATCTGAGGGTGATGTCGCATATTTCTATCAGGAATACCAGAATATACCTATGGACGACTCTTTTCGGGTATTTAAAAAAGAGCATATACAATATTGGGAAGGTCGATACCTTAGGCAGGATAATTATAATTTTATTGTTAGCAGCGGAGAACAAATACCAGTTAATATCTTTATGGGCGTTGACCCTGCCTCTTCCGAGAATATAAAAGCCGACTATACAGTTGCATTGGTTGTTGCTGTGGATGACAAGTATAATGTATATGTGATAGATATGTTTAGAGGTCAAGTTTCTCCGATGGATGGTGTAACCGCTATTATAGCATTGGCTGATAGATACCACCCAAAGGATATAAGAGTTGAAAAAACTGGTCACGTTATGTTAACTGATTATTTAATGAGATTAGGTAAAGAAACAGGTCGTTTTTTACCAATTACCCCTAAAGATGCTATTAAGTCTAAGTTTTTTAGAATTAAAGAGATGCAGCCATTATTTGCTAGCAAGGCAATGTTTATTAAAGATGAGCATTACGAACTAGAGTCTGAGTTGCTAGCATTTAGAGAACACGGAACATTTACAAAGGATACCTTAGACGCTTTGCGATGGGCTACTGAAGATGTATACCCAAATCACCTAAGAAGAAGAGAAAAAGGCGGCTGGGAGACAAGTATTCCACAAATTTTAAAAACAGATTGGGAAACAGGTGAAATTATTAGCGCATAAGTGTTATATTAATAGTATTATAAATACTGTGGAAATTATAAATTGGCTATAAAACAACCTTACGGGAACAATCCCTATAAAACTATAAAGCCTAGCTATAACCTAGATAAAGTTGATGTTGACGATATTAGGGAAGAGTGGTATAGGTATGAACGCTCTAATTCTGAGTGGAGAGTCCAGCTAGGAGATGATGAGGATTTTTATTTAGGTAATCAGCTTACGCAAAAGCAAAAAGAGTACCTACAGAGCGTCGGTCAGCCCCCAGAAGCTAATAATAAGATTAGACCAGCAGTTGAACAGGTGCTAGCAAATGTAGCATCATCGTCACCAATGTGGAGCGTGCAACCAGAGGGAAAGACAGATTCGGAGCTAAGTTTTATAGTCTCTCAGTTAATGGATAGAATATGGTATGATAGTTCTGGAGACCACCAGTTCAGAAAGATGGTTAGAGATTTTATGGTAAAAGGCATTGCCTATGCCTATGTATACCCAGATTGGCAGGCGGATGCTGGAAAGGGCGCATTGAGAATAAGAAGAATGTTTCCAGAAAGCATATTTGTAGACCCTAACTCTATTTTACCCGACTTTAGTGATGCTAGCAGTATACAATATAGCGATATAATGACTAAAAAACAGGCAAAGCTTCTGTTTCCAAAGCTAGATAAAGAGATTGATGATGCTATGGAAGAGCAAGGGCTAAATGAAATGAGTTCTGGTAATTTTAGCAGAGACTATAAAATAAGGCGTGGAGACGGGAATCAAGACAATGAAGACGCTAAAGTAAGAAAGTTTGTAAGATGGTCTAGAATTGCCATTCCAAAAATGAGAATCACAGAGAACTTTACTGGATATTCCTCTATTTTAGAGAAAGAAGATTGGGATGACTTAAGGCAGGATGAGAGATATAAGCAATTCTTATCTGAAGGAGCTATAACGATACAAGAGGTCTTTCAGCCAGCCATAAGAGAAATGTGTGCTTTTGGAGATGTTCTAGGTTATGATTATATACTGCCCCTTTCACAATACCCAATATTCCCAGCTTGCAATGAACACGCAGGGAATCCGTATCCTAGTGGAGACGTAAGACACGCAAAAACACCTCAAAGGATGTTAAATAGAACAGAAGCATTGTTAATAGCTCATACAAACGCTACTGCTAATTTTAAGCTTATATATGAAGATGGGGCAATAGACCCAGAAGAGCTTGGAAAATGGTCTATTCCTAATGCGGTAATAAGAGCAAATCCGGGTGCAATTCAGCAAGGAAAGATAAAAGAGTTTTCCCCACCAGCGGTTAGTTCAGCGTTATATAATGAAAAACAGAGATTTGAAGTTGATATAGAACAGGTATTTGGTTCTTATAAGTTCTCACAAGGTAATCCAGACGCTAGTCCCGGTACTGTTGGAGAAGCTGGTCTTATTGATGAAGCAGTAGCTAAGAAACAAAATTGGAAGATACTACCAGTATATGATATGTTAACAAAGGCTGCAAATGTATGTACTGAATGGATACCTCATATATACGACCAACAAAGAACATTGAGGTTCGTTAACCCTCAGGGTGACGATAAGGAAGTTCAACTGAATCTACCAGTAGAAGATAGGACAGGTTCAGTAAAGAAAATTTATGATATGACTGCTATGAAAGCTGATATTAGAGCAGTAGTTGGAAGTACAAGGGCTAAAAACCCATTGCAAGATTTACAACGAGATATTAGTCTAATGAATAACGGTATTTATGATAAAACACAAGTTATTATGAATATGCAGACTGATATTGATAAGGCAGCGTTACTTGAGAGACAAGGCGAGATACAGCAATTATCACAGCAAGTACAGCAATTAACAGAACAAGTTAAAGGATTGTCTGGAGATTTGCAAACTAGAGAACGTGAAGTCTTCCATCAGAAGATGAGAGCAGAGGTAGCTGAAGCTACTAAGCCAATACACAATGCTGTAGCTAATGTTAAAGCTAATACAAAAATTGAAGAGGCACGGCAGAAAGATGCTTCATCTAAAGCCGAGCAACAGGTAAACTCACTAGAACAAGCCGCCAAAAGCCAAAGTAAGGCAATGGCGTAACTTTAAATAACAAGGAGCATCTGTGGAAGATACTAAAAAAGAAGCAGTCATTGATGAGCAAGTCGAACAGAGTCAGGATGACTCTGGTAACTTTGACCTATCGAAAGAATTAATTTCTTTCAATAAAGGTGAAAGCCCAGAAGGAACTGACGATAATGTAGATGTTGTAGAGTCTGACAAACAGGAAGTGGTTGAAGCTAAGGAAGTCAGCAAGGAAGCTGTTGAGGAATGGTTAATTGATAACAAGTTTAAAGATACCGAAGAAGGTAGGGAAAAACTTGCAGATTCATATAAAAGCCTACAAAGCGAATACGATAAACTTAAGAACTCCCCCGAGGAGGATGGGCGTGCTAAAGAAGCTATTGCATTTGCAGAGTGGGTGGCAAACAATGATGAAGCGAGGGATGCTATTAACTCAATATCAAATAAAGAATCAAATCCTGAACTAGAGGTTCCTGAAGATTTTGACCCCTTAGAAATGTATACCGAAGGTACATCATCTAATGAATGGTGGAAGTCATCTCAAGATGCAGAACGAAGTAAATTGCGACAAGAGATAACTACCCAAGTTAGTGGTGAATTTGACAAGCGTGACAATAAAGTTAAAGAGCAAGAAGAAGCGACTAGTATGATGCAATATTTGAGCGAAGAACAGAACTTGTCGGAAGCAGAAATAGCAGACTATTTAGAATTTGTCGGAAACGAGGATTCATATAGCCCTGCTAATCTTGTGCAGTTATTCAAAATGACCAAAGGTGATGCAGTTCAGCCAAAAAATAATAAACCAAACGTAGACCCTGAGAGTCAAACTCAGAGACCAAGAGACATTCCTCAGAATGTTAATGCGGCAGTTTCAACTGGAGTTAATCCACCCGCAGAAACTAATCCTGTAGATAGTCTTATGGATTCATTATTGAGTAACTCGAAGAGGGGTTTTACACTAGACTAAGGAGTCTATAATGGCTGAAAACTACGGAAGTGGTTACGCCAAATTCACAGACGGGTCAGCAAGACAAGTCCTTGAATTAGGAAAAAAGGTTCATTATTTCAATCCTTCAGATACACCTATATTTACGATTATGGGTCGTACAAGCACTCGCTCAACTCCTGTGCCTAAATTTGAATGGATGGAAGATGAACATTTTATTAAACGCTCAATTAAACTTGTCGGTGCTTCAGGCACAATCGGTGGCTCTGCTATCGGTTCTGGGAAAGTTGATGGCGGTGCTGGAACAGTTGCTGTTGCAGACAGTCAGCAATTCAAAGGTCGTATTGATGTACCAAGACAAGCTCAGTTAGAGCTTTTTGAGATTGCTGGTGTTTACAAAGTAACCTCAAATCATTCTGGCGGTACAGTAAACAATGTTTCCGCAGTAACATCACAATATGTTATGTGTGTTGCTATGGGTGTTGACTCTAGCGTAAATGGAACCGATAGAACGGTTGTATTTGAAGCTGTTGCATATGCTTCTGGCGTTGTAACACTCAAAGACGCTCATACTGGTGGTTTGTTTGCATCTGGTGCTAGTTCAACAGTTTGGGATTTTGAGTATGTTGCTACAGCGGGTAAGGCTGCATCTGGTGCATCTTTACACGGGTATGAATACCAATCTGGTGGAGCTATAGCATATTCTGCTGCTACTTGGACTGCTCACGGACCTGCTCTTGGATACAATGAAGGTGCTGGCGTTAATGCAATGAGTTCCAAGAAAGTTCGTAGACTTGCTAACTACACTCAAATTTTTCGTGAACCATTCTCGCTTACTCGCACAATGCGTGTCTCTAAGCAGTATGGTGAACAGGAATTTGCTAGGTTGCAATCTCGCAAACTTACCAAAATCAAAGGCGACCTTGAATGGGCGTTAATGATGAATGGTGCTGCTGCTCCTGATGCTACTGCTATGAACCCAAAGCGTACTTTTATGGGCTTTGGACTCGGTACTTCTTCTGATGGAGCTATTAAATCAAATGATGGTCGGAGTAATTCTGACTTTCAGTTTGACATTGATAATGATTCATACGATATAGATGAGCTAGATAAAATCTGTGCTAATCTATTCGCAGATACTATCAATGGCTCGATGAGTAAAGTTGCCCTTTGTTCTAACAAATGGTTGCGTGAACTTGTCAAAGCAGTTCGTAAATCTTCTGGAGCTACCGTTAATGCTAGTATGGGTTCTGGAGTAACTTCCGGGATGCGTGTTACTAAGCATTTTGGACCAGTCGGAGAACTACAGTTTATTCCTCATCCATTGTTAAATGGAGCATATGAGGATTACGCTCTAGTAATCGACCCTGC